GAAGCTTGAGGGCGGCACAGACCACATCAACCGCGCCCGCCTTCGCATCGACACCCGCAAGTGGATGGCTGGCAAGCTTCGGCCAAAGGTCTACGGCGACAAGCTGGAATTGGCTGGGAATCCAGACGCCCCGCTGATTCACACAATCGAGAGACGCATTGTCCGCACTGGTGATTGACACCGCAGAGGTGTTTGAGCCGCTTCTGAACCCGGCTCGTTACAAAGCGGCTTACGGCGGCAGGGGGTCTGGAAAGTCTCAGGCCATGACATCGCTTGTCCCAGAGGACGCCTTGCGGTGGCCTGGATTGACCGGAGAGGGATTGAGGATCGTCTTCGTCCGCGAGGTGCAGAAATCCCTGCAACACTCCAAGAAGGCGCTGCTAGAGGCCCTGCTGATGAAGTATGGGCTGGGAGAGTCCAAGGGGTTCAAGGTCTACGCCGACAGGATTGCCCTGCCCCGTGATGGGATTGCGCTGTTCCAAGGTATGCAGGACCACACGGCGGAATCAATCAAGTCTCTTGAAGGTTTCCACGTCGCCGACGTTGAGGAGGCGCAGTCGCTTTCGACGCGGTCGCTGTCACTTTTGCGACCAACCATCCGCTGGGAAGGCAGCGGCCTGACCTCTGAATTGCGCTTTTCGTGGAACCCGACGCGAAAGATTGATCCTGTGGATGCCATGTTTCGAGCCGCCGCGCCGCCGACTGGTAGCGTGGTGATCAAGGCGAATTGGTCAGACAACCCATGGTTCCCGGCGGTGCTTGAGCAAGAGCGGCAGGATTGCCTGAAAAACTCTCCAGACCAGTATGACCACATCTGGGAGGGTGGATACGCGACGGTCGGGGATGGGGCATACTACGCCCGCCAGATCGCAGAGGCGAAGCTGCAGGGGCGCATTGGGGGAAAGATAGCCCGCGATCCGCTGATGACCCTTGGCGCGGTCTGGGACATTGGCGGCACATCGCGCAAGTCGGACGCCACAACGATCTGGATATTCCAGTGGGTCGGGCATGAAATCCGGTGGCTGGACTTCTACAAGGCGGTAGGCCAGCCCGCCGCCGCGCACGTCGCATGGCTCCGCAGCAAGGGCTACCAAGACGCCAAGCAATACCTGCCGCATGACGGGGTGAAGCACGATACGGTATACAGCGCCAACCTCGCTGGATATCTGCGCGAAGTAGGAATGCAGGTTGAGGTGATAGAGAACCAAGGGCCGGGTGCTGCCATGCAGCGTGTAGAGGCCGCCCGGCGCTTGTTCCCGAAAATGTGGTTCGATGAAAAGTGCGAGCCGGGCTTGGACGACCTAGGCTGGTATCACGAAAAGAAATCATCCAACGGCGCGGGACTTGGCCCGGACCACGACGAAGCCAGCCATGCGGCTGACAGCTTCGGCCTTGGCGCTGTGATCTACCGCGAACCGACATCGACGTGGGGCGACATGAAGGCCTTCCGCGCCCCCCAATTCACGATGATCTAAGGGTTATCCCACTTGAAACTTGACCTCGAAAAGCTGTCATCCGCCGTCGCGCGGCAGGTCAAGCATTGCCTGCCCAATGACTCGACGCGCGCTGATCTGTTCAACCACTTCATGGCTGAACCTGACGGGAAGGAAGTCAAGTTCCGGTCCAAGTTCATGGATTCGTCCGTCCGCGATGTGGTCGAGGCGGTGCACGTCGAGGTCATGGACGTTCTGGCAGAGGGCGAGAACCTGGCCGAGTTCTCCCCGGTAGGACCGGAAGACGAGGCCCAGGCGGAGCAGGAAACCGAGGTTGTCGGGCACATCGTCTGGCAGCAGAACGATGGCTACAACCTGTTTCGCGCCTTCACGCTGGAGGCGATGGTCGAGCAGATGGCCTACCTTTCCGCCGGTTGGGAAGAGCGAGAAGAAATCGAGATCGACGTTTTCCAGGTGGCGGACGTTGACGAATTGACCGTCATTCTCGGGCAGTACCAGGACGATAATTACGAGATCACCGGCGTCGAGGAAACCGAAGGCGGGATGCGGGTTGAGGTTCGGTGCGAGAAGACGCACACCGACTACCGCATCAAGCATTTCCCGCAGTCAGAAATGCGGATTTCCGGCGGGTGGCCTTCGGTATCGCTCAAGGGCTGCCCGTTCCTTGGCCGGGTGCAGCCTGATTGGACTGAGGCGCGAGCGCGGGCCTTTGTCTTCTCTGCTGACAGCATCGCCAAGCTGCAGAACTCCACCGAAGACGAGGGCATGAACGCCCGCTACAGTACCCGGTATCACGACGAAGACGACCGCCCCGACGATCTGCTTTCCATCGGTGAATTCTACATCAAGTGGTCTCCCGACAAGGGGCCGGAGCGCTACTGGCAGGTTTTCGCGTCGGAAGACGGAAAGACGATTCTGGAATGGGAGGACGGCAAGCCTGCGGTCAAGGAGGTTCCAGACCATCCGTACATCGCAGGGACGCCGAAGCCGCTCTATCATCGCCACGCTGGCATGTCGGTCGCTGAATACGCGGTCGATATCAAGGAGGTGAAGACGGCCCTCTGGCGATCCACGCTGGATAACGTCTATGCCACCCAGTACGCCCGCCCCGTGATTGGCATGAGCGCTGGGAAAGAGGTGTTCGAGGACCTTCAGCGCCCCGAGCATGGATGGCCGATCCGGGTTGATCGGCCCGAGAGCCTGCGGTGGGACAGGCCGCCGCCGATCAGCGATACGACGCTCCCGCTGATGGCGCAGATGACGGACCTGCAGGAAAGCCGGACTGGCGCGACCCGCTACAACCAGGGGCTTGACAGTTCGTCGCTCAACAAGACGGCTACCGGAATTCAGCGGATCATGAATGCCTCGCAAAAGCGGATGCTGGCGGTGGCACGGGCCTTCAAGGAGGTCACGATCAAGGAACTCTACATGAAGGTCCACGCGGACCTCCGTAGAGGCCCTGGAAAGGCCCTTACGATGCGCCTTCGGGGCAAGTGGGTGGAGGTTGACCCTCGGGCATGGCGCAAGCGCTCTGATATCACTGTGAGCGGCACAAGCGACCGGGACCTGAAGGCGCAAGGCCTGCAATATGTGGCGATGTTCCAAGAGAAGCTGATGGCATCTGGGGTTCCAGATCTTCAGCGGCTTGTGACGCCGGACAAGGTTTACGGCACGGTCGAGAAGACGCTGGTGGCCTACGGATATCGTTCTGCGCAAACGTTCTTCAATGATCCGGCCAAGCTTCCCACGCCACCGCCCGCGCCCCCACCACCGCCAGACCCGATGATGATTCAGGCGGAGACGGAGCGCATCAAGGCGATGACGGATCAGCAGGACAAGGCGGGCCGGGCGCGCAATGAACAGATCAAGCTTCAGGTCGAGTTGCTGAAGCTGAAGCTGCAGGACGCCAAGGTGACTGGTGATCTGGAAAACAGGGCCGAAGAACTGGACATGAAGCGCGACGCGCTGGCCGCCCAGGATGACAGGGCGCGCGAGCAGTCGGCCATGACAATGGCTCTTGCTGGACAAGACGCCATGCGCCGCCGCCTAGAGGCAGAAAACCCGAACCCTGAGATTGCCGAATGACTGACAGCAAGGCGAAAGAGCGGAACTACGCGGCCCTCGCGCTTGTGGGCGGTGCGGTCTTCCAGCAGGCGGCAAGGGCTTGTGCGGACCAGATGACGGAATTGGTCATGCACCCCGGAACCTCCCCCGATGATCGGGCGGCGGCATTGGCGGAATACCACGCCATCACACGGCTCAACTCCTACCTGGAGCGGTGGGCCGATGACGCAAGGAGAGATATTGAACATGGCTGACGAAATCGAAGGCGGACTTCCCGAGGAAGCAACCGTCGAAGAAATCGAAGTCGGTGCTGAAGAGGTCTCGCAAGAGGAACCGGCGGAAGCGCAGGAAGGTGACGATCCGAACAACCCCGGCGAGGACTCGGATGATTTCGTTGAGTTGCTGATCGGCGACAAGGCGGAAAAGCTTTCCAAGGCCGAAATTGCCCAGCGGATGATGCTGCATGGCGACTACACGCGGAAAACCCAGGCCTTGGCCGAGGAAAAGCGCGGGTGGGAGACGCAGGTCAACGAGGCGAGGCAGGCCATTGCCAGCGAACTGACGGAGCTGAAAAGCTGGCTGGAGTTCAAAGCCGTCCATGCCGATCCGGTGCCAGACTTCGCTGCGCTTGCGGCGGAAAAGGGGCCAGCCGCTGCCTATCAGGCGGAACTGCAATGGCGGAAAGAGCAAGGCCAGCGCGAACAGGCCAAGACGATCCTTGAGCAAATCCGGCATCAGGAAACAGCCCGCGTCCAAGCTTCATTCGAGGCAGACGTTCGGCGCGAGTTCCCCCAGTGGTCGGACCCGGTGAAGGCGAACGCCGAACTGCCAGCGCTTTACGACGCGGCCCGTCACTACGGGTTTTCGCGTGATGAAGTTCTTGGAACGCAGGACGTGCGGACGCTGAAAATCCTTTCCGATCTGGCCCGCCTTCGGGCGCTGGATGCGAAGAAGCCGGGCATCGCAGCGAAGGTCGCCGAGGTCCAGAAGCAGACGCCCGTGAGGTCCGCACCCGCAAGTGCCGATGGCCGGAAGGCAGCAGATGCCAGAAAGGCTTTCGAGAAAAACCCCACCATCGAAAGTGCCGCGCGACTTCTGAACTTCTGAAGCGGCGGACCAGGAGACAACCATGACTGCGATTACCAACACCTATCTTTCGTCCAGCGCGAAAGGCAATCGGGAAGAGCTGTCCGACATCGTGTCGCGCATCACCCCGACGGACACCCCCCTCTATTCGACCATCGAAAAGGAAAGCTCTTCGGCGATCCGGTCCGAGTGGGAGATCGACACACTTCGCGCTCCAGCCGCTAACGCACAGGCTGAAGGCGATCAGTACGCTTACACCGCAATCACGGCCCCGACCCGCGCCTCGAACATTCAGCAAATCTTTCGGGAAGGCTGGATCGTGTCGAAGTCGCAGGAAGCCGTGAGTAACGCGGGCAGCGTGGAAAAGGCAAAGACTGCGAAATTGAAGGCGGCTATCGTCGTTCGCAAGGATATCGAACTTGCCACGCTCACTCCTACCGCATCGAAGCTGACCGACCCGCGCAACCTCGGCGGACTGCCATCCTGGTTGACCACCAACACGTCGCGCGGCGCTACCGGCGCAAACGGGGGGTTCTCGGTTGGGACTGGCCTTACCGTCGCCCCCACCCCTGGCACACAGCGTACCTTCACCAAGGCACTTTTGGACGCTGGCCTGCAGTCTTGCTTCATCAACGGCGCGACTGTCGAAGATGTCATGTGCTCGCCGTATATCAAGACTGTCTTTACGACCTTTATGGCTGATTCCAACGTCGCCGCGTTCCGATATCAGGCGGATGCAAAACGGAAGACCACGGCAATCTCGACCGTGGACTTTTACACCGGGTCTTTCGACACCGTAGCGATCATCCCAAACCGGGTGATGGCTACTAATGCCAACGTGGCCCGAAACGTCTTCCTTCTGGACTACAGCAAGATGTCCATGAAGGTTCTGCGCCAGATGGGTGACGATCCCGATATTGCGACCAACGCAGACGCGAAGGCTGGCATGATCGTTACTGAGCAGACGCTGGCCGTGAAGAATGAGGCAGGCCTCGGAGTTGTCGCAGACGTTTTTGGTCTGACGGCTTCGACTTAACGCAATACGGGGGCGGCTTACGGGCCGCCCCTTTCCAATTGGAGTTCTAGCGTATGGCTTCTGAAAAAACAGCGATCATTCTGAAATATGACATCTGGGATGCGGATGATACTGGCGAAATCGTCCGTTTCCCTGCCGCCCCCGTCGAGGGAATAGATGCAGAAAATCAGCCAGTACGAACGGCGACTACCATGGTGCGGCGCGAATTTGCGCAGGCTTTGGTAAAGTCCGGCAAAGCGACTGTTCCGTTCAGATGACGATAAAGGACGGCGACTTCGAATTGCTGACCTGGGACGCCGCGACGGGTGTTTCCACTTGGGTTCGCCACAACCAAGATGGAAGCACCACCATTCGGACAGACCAGCCGGTTAAGGACATCATCGAAGCCAACACAGAAGACCTGAATATGTCTGTTGGCAAGCGGTGGGGGGAAGGCCAGCGGACGGCGTCCGTACCGATAAGCATCTACAATCAGTTTCTTGCTGAAGCCCGCAGGCAGGGCGACAAGGCGTTTATCAAGCGCTGGCTTAACGATGGTGACAACGCGAAATTCCGCACGTTCGGGGGCCGGATATGAACTTCGGTGAATTGAGAACCGCCGTCGAGGACGTGCTGGGCCGGTCGGACATTCCAGCCATCGCCTATGCTCTCATGA